GCACGATGCCGGTCCAGATGTGAGCGAGTTCCCGGTGCTGCGTGCACAGCGGCGCATCGGCCCCCTGCACCAGCGGGTAGACCTCGCGATCCTGAAAAACGATGTAGTCCAGGTTCAGGAGCAGTGTGTGCTGATTGACGCCGATCAGGATGGCGTCGAGCGGCACGCGTTTCAGGTCAGACAGCAAGGTGGGGCCGCCACCGAGAACAGCGATGCACTGTCCCCGATGACGGCTCCGGATCGCACTCAGCTCGATCAAGCAGCCACTCAGGTCGTGGTGTAGTCGAGCACCGCGGCGAAGCTCTCGGCGTAGCGCACCGCGACGTCCGTATCGACGAACGCCGTGACGCGGGTGGTCGCCGCGCTCGAGCCCGTGTACGGATCGACCATGAGGTCGATGCCGCTCCACTGCCCGATCACCAGGTCGCTCCAGACGCCGAACAGCATCGCCGAGCAGGTGCCGCTCGTGCCGCCCTTCGTGAGGTTCGACGGGATCTGGTTGCTCACGACGAACGGGTAGCCGGCCAGGTTGTCGTACGGCGGGCCGAGGAGGAAGTTGCCCTCGACGCCCGACGCCTGCTTCGGCGTCGACATGAGCTTCGCCTTCACCTTCGGGTTCGTCACGAACGCCGCGGCGCCGGTCAGTGCGTTGTCGACCTCGACCTCGCGGATCAGGTTCACGATCGACGCCCAGGTCGGCGCGCCACCGTTGGTGCCGATCGCGACCGAGCCGATGCCGCTCGTGCCACGGACGCCCGTCGGGCCGTTGGTCTTCGCGCCACCGAGGGCCGCCTCGTCCAGCGCCACCGCGATGCCGGTGGCGAGGTCGTTGCGGACCAGGTTCTCGATGTCGATCGACGACTGGATCGAGAGGCGCCGGCTGAAGTCGACGAAGGCCGCGAGCGTCTTCGGGGTCATCGTCACCTGGCCGAACACCAGCGCGCCCTCGGTCGGGGCGCTGTTCTCAGCCACCCAGTACGAGGTGCTCGCCGTGGTCTTCTTCGGGATCGCGACGTTGCCCTGCAGCCCGGTCAGGAACGTCGCACCGACTCGCGGCAGGACCATCGCGTTGCGCAGGATGTCGATGAACGAACCGGCCAGCAGGTCTGTGGCCACCAGGTTCCCGCCCTTCGCCGTGCCCGTGGTCGTGCCCGTGATGAGGTCGCGGTAGCCGACCACGTCGTGCGGGAGCGTGAGGCCCCGGGACTGCTTGCCGTACTTCTCGGCCGCCGCCCGGCTCGCCTCGAACTCGAAGCCGGCCGCGTCCTGTGCCCGCCGGTCGTTCGGGTTCGCGAGCGCGTTGATGGCACGCACGATCGAGAACTGGCGGATCTCCTTCGGGGTCATGCCGATCTCGGGCGATGCCTGGACCTGCTTGCTGCCCTTCGACAGCTCGATCAGCAGGTCGCCGCGGAACGCGTCGATCGACACGCCCTCGGTCACGGCCTTGTCGGCCATGTCGCGGCGGTTGTGGGCCTGGCCGAGGGCCAGGATCTCGCGCACGCGGGCCATCTCGGCGTCGCGGGCCTCGTTGCGCACCGCCTCGATGTTCACCGGGGCGGGCTGCTCGTTTCGTTCGTCGGTCATTGCTCTCGTCTCCTGGACGGGGGTTTCGGTAACGGTCTCGATCTCGACGTCGAACTCGCGCGCAGAGCGCCCGACTCCGACGGTGGGGTCGGCAGGGATCGCCACGAGACTGATCTCGAGCGGTTCCCAGTCGACGACCCGATACGCATCCGGCTCACCGCCCTTGCCGGGCTTGTCCACCGCCATTCGGTGGATGGCGTAGCCGACGGACACGTGACGCCGGATGCCATCGACCACGTCCTGCCAGATCTCCTGCGCCCGCTGCGATTTGCCGAATCGCAGGACAGCCCGCCCTTTGCGGTCGCCGTCGATCTGCACGGATTCCACAACCCCGACGTGGTCGGCCGGGTCGTGATCCACGAGCACTGCGCCGCCCCCTTCCAGCCGGCCAAGGCGGACGGAGGATGGCGAGTGATCGAGAACTTCTTTGCCCCAGTAGCGTTCGACTGGGAGCTCGCTGGAAAAGGCCACGGACAGCGAGCGCGCCTCGACGTCGAGGGCGTCGCGCTTCACGTCGGCGAAACGGTGCTGCACCCCGAGCTTGCGCGGGGGCGACTGGTTGGACATGGGATCTCCTTAAGCCGCTGCCAGAAGGAGCAGCGCAGTGATGTCGTCAGTGTCGTCGGGCGTGAACGCAGCGGGCGCCGCGCCCTTGAGGCTCACGCCGCCCGAGGCCGCATAGGCATGGCCGGTCGCCTGCGGCCGGTTCTGCTCGATCCACTCGGCGAGCGGGACGAAGACCTGGCGCCGGCGCCGCCGGCCGCCCGCGGCGATCGACTCGGTGACGGTGGCCGGGCCGCTGGTGAGCGCGGCACCGGCGGCGACCGCGCTACCCGAGCCCGTGTAGGCGTAGCTCGCTGGCTCGGTGCTCTGAAAGGCAGTGTCGGCCGCGCCGCTGGTCTCGGCGCCGCCGGTGGCCGTGTAGACCTTGCCGGCCGAGAGGTCGGCGCTGCCCGCCGCGCTCGCCCCGCCGGTGGCCGTGTAGACCTTGCCGGCAGCGATGTCAGCCGCCCCTGCGGTCGTCGCCCCACCTGAGCCGGTGTACGGATAGGACTCCGCGCCGGCCGGCTGGTAGCTGGTGCTCGCCGCACCGTCCGCCGTCGCCCCACCCGTGACGGGGTAGACCTTGTCCTTCGAGAGGACCGCGGAGCCGCTCGCCGTGGCCCCGCCAGAGGCCGTATAGGCGTAGACGGACTGGAACGCAGCAATGCCCGCGCCCGCTGCAATCGCGCCGCCCGTGGGCGCGTAGACCTTACCGACCGCAAGAATTGCAGCGCCTGCGGCCGTCGCGCCGCCACTTGCGGCGTAGACCTTGTCCTTCGCGAGCGTCGCGGAGCCGCTCGCCGTGGCGCCGCCACTGACCGGGTAGGTCTTACCCTTGTTGAGATCGGCCGCCCCGGCAGCGACCGCCCCGCCGCTGGCGACGTAGGGGTAGGAGGTGCCCGAGCCGGCGATGCCGAGCAGCAGGCCCGCCGCCTGGATGATGAGCGACGGCGACCCGCCGCCGCCGACCGACTTCGGCGTCGTGTCGGCTGCGGTATAGCTGGCCGTCGCAGCGCCCGCTGCGACCGCGCCACCGCTGCCCGTGTAGGGGTAGTCGATCGGGGGGCCGGAAAAACCGGTTGTTGCCGATCCTGCGGCCGTCGCACCGCCCGAACCGGTGTACGAGTGCGAGGTCGCGGCGAAGTACGTAAGGACGATCTTGCCGGCTGCACCGTTGCCGCCCGACCGGGCTGCGCCCGTCGTATCGCCGGATCCACCGCCACCGCCGCCATTGCCCGAAGCCGGCGCCGAGCCGTTGGTGTTGGCAGCGCCGCCCGACCCACCCGGCCCAGAACCCGTGGGTCCCGTGGGCGGGGTCGTGCTGAACGCCCCGGCGCTGCCGTCGTTGGCGCCGTCGGCCGCCGTGCCCGCCGAGGTGCCGCCGCCGCCGCCCTGGCCGGTGTTGTTGTCGCGGCCGGTGTTGCCCCATCCGCCGTCGAACTTGGTCGTGCCCGTGGACGCGGACGCAAGGCCGCCGGAACCCGCGACGCCGCCGGCGCCGCCGACCGGCGCCTTGCCGCCGCCGCCGCCCTTGGCGACGATGACGGTGCTCTGCCAGGTGGTGTCGTTGCCGTTGCCGCCGTCAGCGCCGTCGCTGCCCGTGCCCCCGGAGCCGATCGAGTAGCTGTAGTTGTTGCCCGGCGTGGTCGCGATCAGCGAGCGCGCGTAGGCGCCGCCTCCGCCGCCGCCGCCGCCGTCCGCGGCGGTGCTATTGCCGCCACCCGCGCCACCGCCGCCCCAGCATTCGACGGTGACCTCGAAGACGCCGGCCGGCGCTGACCAGCTCGTGCCGCTGGTCAGCGTCTCAGTGGTCACGGGCTACTCAATCAGTCGAGCGTGATCTTCGGGGTCACCTTGATGTTGTCCCCGTTGTTGACGATCGTGTAGGGGCCATCGGTGAAACGCTCC